AAGCGGCAAATCAGATGACAGCAGAAATGTTGCATCATGGGGAGGATTTTGAAAGTTCTATTGATCAATACGAAAGAAATTTAGCAAATTATAAAGAAAAAGGATTTAATAAACATGCTGCACAAGCAATGGCGGTTGAGAGTCTTGAAACAGGCAAAAATCCAGCAGAAAGTACACGTTTTGCAAGAATATACGAAGTATAGATATTAACTCATTACTGTTAAAATATAAACATTATGTCATCTAGTGACTATGTTTGACAATTTACGAGATCGAGTTAGTCGAGCATACGAACAGTTTGATAAAAACTATGGAAAAGGGTTTCTGCCTGGAGGTGCTGCTCCGATTCTAAATGATACCGAACTTGGAGGCTATTTGTTAGCTGCACAAGAAGCGATTCCTGCAGTTGCGACAGGTGCGTTACGTTTAGGAGATAGATATGACAGATCAATAGACCCTAGAATGAAAAGTGGATTGATTGATGCGTATAAAACTGCTAAACTGCGAGGCGCTCCTAGGGTTAGATATCAAGATTATAATACAGAAACTGTTGGTGGACAGGCAGCGAAGCTTACTTTTGGAGATGTATCTTATGATGATTTCAATGTTGACCCGGACGGGAACCTAATCGGGTTACGACCTCATGCTTACGATACAAATAAAACTGTTGATGAACTTACCGAAGAAATTAACAACGGCGGAAAGCCGTATAAGATAATGGAACGTGAGTTAGCACGTGTTCAAGACGGAGGTACTGTTTATCATGAATTAGATTTGAATGATCCTGAGGTATTTACGAAGCCCACAGTAGTCCCTTCAAACATGCTACGTGGACGTAGACGTATACGTAAGGCAGGAGAGGTATTTACGAAGCCCACGGCAGACATTACTGTAAATAATACTGCTGTACCTGGACCAGCTACTGACTATGCAGTGCAAGCTGGTGATACTTTAACAGCAATTGCTGCTGATCTCGGCACAACTGTAGATGAACTTGTAAGACGCAATAATATTGAAAATACAGATTTAATTCAAATTGGACAAATAATCCGATAACAATGCTAGATGATGCAATTGCTCAATTACAAGCGAAACATCCTTGGATGACTTTCGCGGAAGGGTTTGCATTAATGATTGATGCATATCAGCGTGCATTGCCTCCACCAGATAATATCAAGAGTAATTGACTCTTAGACCTCTTTATTGCTAGTATTAAGTATCAAGTAAGGTTGCATATGTCTCAAACAAAAACAACAGGCGACTCAGTACGCTCGTATTTACGAGATATTGGAAGAATTCCACTATTAGGTAACGAAGAAGAGATTTTACTTGGCAGGAAAGTTCAAGATTTAATGGATATTGAAGAAAAAAGGGCTAAATTAGGTGATATTAACGATGAAGATCTAGCAATGAGGTTAGGATATACCATAAAAGAGTTAAAATCCGTAATTCGTGAAGGAGTAAAGGCTAAAGATAAGATGGTAACTGCTAATTTACGATTAGTTGTAAGTGTTGCTAAGAAATATACAAAAAGGAATATGGAGCTGCTTGATATCATTCAAGAAGGAACAATAGGACTTGTTCGTGGTGTTGAAAAGTTTGATCCAGGCCGAGGTTATAAGTTTAGTACTTATGCTTATTGGTGGATACGTCAAGGTATTACTAGAGCGATTGCGGAAAAGTCCCGTGCTATTCGACTTCCCATACATGTCACAGAAAACCTTAATCGTTTAAAGAAAGCACAACGTGAACTTTCTCAAATAAACGGTCAAATGCCTAATGTGTTTGATTTAGCAGATTACTTAAAATTAAGTGTAGATGAAATAAAAGATTTAATGTGTAAGGCTCGTCAACCTGCTTCATTAGAAATTAAAATTGGAGAAAATCGTGATACTTCCTTACTTGATTTATTAGAAGATGAAACTCAATTACCTGAAGTATTATTAGAGAAGGTATTTCTAAAAGAAGATATACAGGAAGTTATTAATGATCTTCCTGAGATGCAAGCAGCTGTAATTAGCATGCGTTATGGCATAGGGGAGGATATTTTGGAACCGCTTTCAATGACAGCAATTGGTCAAATTTTAAATATGTCAAGAGATCGTGTTAGGACTTTAGAGAATAAAGCTTTAAAAAGTCTAAGAGAAAGCTCTAGAAGAATCAGTGCTTATCTTTAATACAATAAAGAAAAGCTTCTAGTTTAATAATGGATGTAACTCAAGAGATTAGAAAAAATCATGCGAAGTATGGTAGTAGTGATTTAACAACAGCTTCTACCTTGGCTTCAAGTAAATCCTTGAATTATAGCTCAGGTGCTACGATAACAAAACCAGAAGAAAATCTTATTACACAAGTTCCTAGAATTATAAATTATCAAGATACTGTAGGTCTCTTTGGAGTTGAAAATCATTTTGTTAAAATCAGCATTGAGGCAGAAGGGAACTTTTTAGCAACTTCCTATGAAGAAGAAGGTTGGTCATCTGCAACTATTGTTTTTGAAGAACTATCAGGAGATTATATAACAGCAAGCATTAATCGATCTGTAGGTACTGAAGTTGACAATACTTTTGTGCCTGCAACGGATGAAAGTAATCCTCTTCCATCAGGCGGCACTAAATATGCACTAAGTGTTGAGTTGATAAATAATAAGACAGGAAATAAGTATATAGACTCTTGGTTAGATGTTCGATTATATAATTCAGATAAAGAAGAGCATCCATTTGACACAATGTATGTTAAAACAGATGCTATTTTTTATATAGGGTTTCATGCACGTAATACCAGAAGACTTCCTTATAACGTTAGTTGTACTGTAGGTCGTGAGTTTCGTGAAGTTAATTCAATAAAAGACAAAAGTTATATTGCAAGAAATTTCTTTAACTAACAGTTATTGAGCCACCTTCGCCAGAGTGATTAGCACATTGATAAGAGAAAGTGCCTGCTATAGGAGGTTCAAATACTAATTTATTACCTTCTTCATAAACTCCTACAGTAACAAGTGTAGTTTTATTTGCGTCAGTATATATTTTTATCACATGATTAGTTTCAACAATCCCGCTATAGTCAAATCCAATAGATTGATTACTTGTCATCGTAACTGCAAGCTGTTCCGTGCCATTTAGTGCTAAAACATTATTACTAAGGGTTACCGTATAAGCGGTATTAACATTTGCGTATCTAGTTGCAAATGTAGTTGTTGCAGTAGTTACTAATGTACCTGTATTACTTGCAGGTGTTGTTTTAGTTGAAGTAGCAGTAACTTCAATTAAAGTAACACCATCTTCATTAAAGCGAAGTGTAAATTCTCCTGTATATTTATTTTCAGCAGTTACTGTAGCAGATGCACCTGTAGTTGTAATTGTATAAATAATATCATCTGCGTTACCGGTAATGGAGGCAGTATAATCAACTTCATTACCTGTTCCAGTATTTACATCTATATCTCCACTTATTACAACATTACCAATTAAAACTTCCTCAGGTAAACTTGTAATTTCTTTTTTATCAACTTTCTCATAAGATATAGACGGGAATAAATAGTCTGTATACAAAGTTAAATAGTCCGCACTCATTACCGCTGCTTTCTTTATTCCACGATGTTTTGGAAAAGTAAAGTTACCTTTACCATCATGTAGGATATCTACTTCAGTAGTTTCAGGATCTATAGCTAAAATAAGTTTTAATTCACCAACTGTAGTAGCGACTGAAAAGATAGCTGCTTCTATATAAACAGCTTTTCCTACTGTCCACCATCTTTTTACTTGGTGTGTATCACCACCTCTACTTGGACGAAGTAGGGCCAGTTCAGTTCCTGTATGATTAGTAATACTTTTACTTGCTTTATATGTAAGTGAATCAGTCATTTTATATGATATTAGTTATTCATATTTTAGTCATAAGATCACCCATTTAAGGTTAGTTGATTTACAATTACATTTATTATTGTCAATGTGAATTATTCTAGAGCATCCTTTATTGCGGCCAGGTGGAGTTAATGGTGGAGGTAGAAAAGCAAGTGCCACAAGTTTATGTACTGGTACTGTTATTGTTTTTCTTCTTCCAATTCGTTGTGTCAAATTAACTTGAGGATAGCCAGATTTATGAGGCTTATGTTTAAGTATTCTCTCAATTTCACCTTTAGTACTTTTAACTTGACCTTGATTATTGACGTAATATTCAATACAGCATTCAAAATGAGAGAGAGTATGTATAGGAATCCACGTGTGATTGTCAATAAAATCCATACACCTAATATCTTGGGTAATACTATACAAAGTTTAACTATATTCAGTACTATCTAGTTATGTGACTAAGTCGAAGTCACTATAAACCTTTTAGCTTACGGAGTTAATCCCAATGTGGATTGATAATGATTTTCCGAAGCTTCTTGGTGCAGAGCTTTATAGACCACACCCCGCTTACGTCATTGAAATGGCAGTAGAGCCAGTAGTGGTACATGATTTCTCAAAGCAGCCAGGTCAGACTGTTCAGTTAGACCGTTATCGCTTCTGGGGCAAGCCCGGCACTAAGGAGTCCCGTGAGCGGACAGCTGATCAAACTTTAGGATCTGCATCCGCCCGAAACATAGTTAAGGACAAAGTACTCGTGACGCTTCGTGAGTACACTGGTCCCGCTGACTCACGTGATACAGCCGCACCTAGTACTTTTAAGGTTGCTCGTGAGACTCTAATCACAGCCCAACGTCTACTGCTTGATACAGGAAACTTGAATGTTTTCCATCAAAGTATCGGTTCATTAACCTTACTAGATGACTATCGTAGATGGCGTGATCGTGTATTTGCTAATGAATTATTGAAAGCTGAAGGCAACGGTAAAGCTAGTAAAGATCAAGGCGGTTATTATCTACCTGGAGACCAAACTAAAGGTGGAAGTGGAGGAACTTTAGGCGTTACATACGCTGCAAATGCTTCCGCTAAATTTGATGTTAAAACTGACTTATTAGAAGTTGTGAAGGACATGCGTAAACGCAATGTCCCAACTTTTGCTGATGGTTATTACCGCTGCATTGTGGATCCAACCGCCATGATGCACCTTCGTCAGAATAGTGATTTCAGAGAGATTGCTAGATATCCTGGCCAAGGAATGATTAATCCGTTGCAACCAAATGCCGCACCTAATGCCAATTTCTATCAAGGCATGGGTCCAGCTTATGGCCAGGCAGGTTTTGTTGCTGGTCAACCAGTTATGCCAACAGGCTTCTTATTTGAAGGAGTTCGTTGGTTCGAGTCCACCAACCTACCTGAAACAACATACAACCTAATTGTTACTGATGCAGCTGCAGGTGCTGCAGATTATACTGCGGCTCAGTTAATTTTCTTTGGACCACAAGCTGTTGGTGTTGGTATAGGTGGAAACAATGCCCAAATCTTGTTAAATAACAACGACGATTTTTCACGTTTCGTGATAATGATTTGGTCTTTGTTTGCCGGGTTTGAAGTTCTCAATAAGGACTTCATCACGGTTGGTTACTCTTTCGTTTACTAAGGAGGTAACTAACAATGTCCGTAATTTTTCCCGGTAACTACGTTGCCGATCTTAACGCTTACCGTACACAAGGGGTATATGCTATTCCTGGTGTTGAGTTCTATCAAAAACGTGGTGTAGCTTTCGTAACCGCCGACATAGGTAGTAGCGGATCACTTCCTCTTAAGATCCTGTCTCCTGATCTACGTCCAGATGACAAGCCTCGTCTAGATAAAGATTTTAAGATCCTAAGTGGTTCTACTGTTTATCAGACCGCTATCACTGCTGTTAACCTCAAGACTGCTGGTTCTGCGACCGTCAGTGTAGATGGTCTGAACAATGGTGATCCCGCTATTGAAGCAACTCTAACTGCTGCTAGTGGTGTATTACCTACAGCCGGTGTAACTACTTCCTTCGACTTTGCTAGTACCAACAAGTCTGCTGAAGCTTATGCAGAAGACTCTGACGGAAATGTTACTGAAATCTCTATCACTGTTGCACACAGTGGAGCATTAGAGATTATCAATTCAGCCGAGCGTGCCTATGTAATTGTTGAAGTTTGCTACTTCAAGACAGCATCTGCTGCTCCTGTTGCTGATGATGACAGGATTAACCTTCCATTCTTAACTGAAGAAGGCTCTGGAACTTAATTCCATAACTTTTTTCTTAAAAGCGCTCCATTAGGGGCGCTTCTTTATGCCTATAATTAGGAAGTCGGTAACAATAAATTATGTCAAATCTATTTCAAGATACAAAAACAGGCAAATTAGTTGAATTTATCTCGACTCATGACAAAGAATATGCAATGGTAAAAGATTCATCCGGTCAAATTAGCTATATGGGTTTAACACAACTGATTCCGTATGATTCTGAAAAAGGGAGACTATCTAAAGTGACTCCATTTTCAATTCCTGTAGAAGAAGAGGAAAAGATGCCAACAACTACTGTTCCAATTGAAGATACTCGTTTAAATATTAATGCTGCTTCTGCAGAGCAAATTGCTAAACGTCTGCCTGGTGTAGGTTTTGCTACAGCTAAGAAAATAGTTGAATTAAGAATGTCTTTATCTCAAGAAAGATTTGCTAATTTAAAGCAGCTTGAATCAATTCCACGTGTCAATTGGGAGCAGTTAATACAAGACGATCTTTTCTTTATTGGTTAGACTATAGTTATTGCAATTAATAAAGTGATTTAAAATGCAAATGTTAGCACCTGACGAATCATTACTTACTCCATCAGAGATTTTATTATTTAGAGCAGTAAAAGATGAAGAAGAAAGGCAAGCAAATAGAAACCTTGGAGCTATATTAGGTGCAACTGGTGGAACTGCTATAGGAGCAGCTGCTGGTACCCCTTTTCATATTCTTGGGAACGCTCTAGGTAATTTACGAAATAAAATCCGTCCAGGAAGAAAAGCAAATAGATTAGATCCTACTCATAGATTATTTAAGCCTGGTGCTCGTTTTGCAGGAGGACTAGCGGGTTTAATAGCAGGAGGGGGATTAGGAGCAGGAGTTACGGCAATAGCAAATATGGAATCAAACGGAGCAGCTGAATTATTAGCAAAAATGCAATTAAATGAATTAGATGAAAATGATCTAAATCGCATAGAAAATATTTTAGCTGAAGTTTATACTAATCCTTCTGAACTTTCATAGGTAGCATTATAATGGAATTAAATGATTTTGAAAAATCAAAAGTTAGATACCATTTAGGTTATAATTCAGGAGCTCAAATTCCAGCTGGAGATAGAGCAAGACTAGAAGAAGCGATGGCTCTTATACCGGATTCATATTGGTATGACGAAATTGTTTATCATTTAAAACGATGTAATATTGCATGGAAAGCAAGCGCCGCAATTCCAGATGATTATTTTGATACAGATGGAAGTCGAGTGCTCAATCCATCACGTCAGGAAATTATTGCAGGAGATGTTTCAAGGACAATTAGTACATCAGATCCTCTTAAAGGTGATGAGTATTTTCGTGAAATATATTTACGTGAGTGTGATCGTTTAGCTGAAACTTTATACGTAGCAAATTATAGGAGACCAGAAGTACGTCGATATGCATTTGAACGTGCTGGTTCTGAATTCATTATGGCTGTACCTGGTCCTGCAGATACAGCAGTTGGGACTCGATTGATGTTAGCTAATACATGGAGATAAGTGTAGAATAGTTTTAGGAATACAGTAAAACTAATCATGAATCCTGTATCAATAGGAACTGAAAGTTTGGTCATAAGGAAACCAGACAACAGAGAATACGAATCACTGCGTCGAAGTCAATTAGCGCAAGTTGGCCCTCAGGGTAATCCTTATATGTTTGGAATACAAGAAGGAAAGCAACTTGGAATTCAGGATGTTACACAGGCAGGTATCGGTGAAATGGTGAAGTCTGGTATGGATCCATTAGGTGTAACAACTACTCCTGTTAATGAAATCATTGGAGGAAGTAATAGTAATTTTAGTCAATCTGGAGATGCAGCAAATGCCCCTCTTGCTAATCCAGCAAATACAACTGGAACATTAGAATTAGGAGTATCAAGTACAATAGATCCTCATACAGATCCTTCACAATTAGGGATGAATGATAGATTCATGGAAAAGATGGAATTATATCGAACAGCGTCAAGTAATGCTGGTTCTAATTTAAACGGTTTAACAAGAGGTATCTGATGACTAATTCTGCTCCACAGAGACGCCCCCAACCTCAGCAAAGGCGAGCCCCTGGTCCTGGTCAGAGAGCTCCAGGCCAACAAAGAGTCCCACAACAAAGACCACAAGGAATGCCTCCTCAAGGAATGCCTCCAGGAGGTCCACAAGGTATGCCACCTCAAGGTATGCCACCTCAAGGTATGCCCCAAGGCATGCCACCCCAAGGAATGCCCCAAGGAATGCCACCAGGTGGACCACAGGGAATTCCACCACAAGGTATGCCTCTTCAGGGAATGCCACCACAAGGAATGCCACCACAAGGAATGCCTCCACAAGGAATGCCTCCACAAGGAATTCCACCACAAGGAATGCCTCCAGGAGGTCCACAACAAAGAAAACCTCAGGGTGGACCACAGCAAAGAAGGTCACCAGGAGGTCCACAACAAAGAAGGCCTCAGGGTGCTCAGCCTCCAAGAATGCCAGGTCAACCCGCTCCAGCATTTCCTCCTGGTGCTTCATCACTACAGCAGAACGCAATGATGCTTGATCCGCAAAGATTTCAAGTCGCTAAAATGCTATCAGTAGTTCCAGGTGGTCCAAGTAATAATAATCCACAAAATGGAATAGTTGCAACTGACCCAACAATTAATCCTTCACCATATGGAGATATGGGGACAGTCAGTCAACCAATAAATCCTATGATACCTCCTTCACCACAATTGCAGCAGATAGGGCAAGGTGCGGTATCAGGACGAAAGCTAAATAAAATTCCTTATAATTTACAACAACAGCCTCCAGCTGAAGCTGCGGATCAATTTGAAACTAATCGTTTAAATCAAAAAGCAGCACAATCTGGAATCATGCCAAATAGTCCCATGGGTGCCGTAGGTAATCCAGCTCCAATGCCAGGCGCGAGTGGAATGATTCCTCAACAAACTCCAGCAACAATGCCGTTAACTGCAGGAACTCCTAACGCACAAGTTCCTCCTCAACTGCCTCCTGGTGCTATGAGACAAATGCCACCACAAGGAATGCCTCCTCAGGGTGCGCCTCCTCAAGGAAGTCAACAAAGAAACGCTCCTAGAGCAGCAAGAGGTGGTGGGCAAGGCGGACTTAATTTAAGAAACGGAAGAAGAGGTTAAAGCTATGGCATCAACTGCAACAAATAAACAGCCCTTACTAATAGATAGGGTATTACATGAAGTTAAAGATTTAGCTGGAGCGACTGTTCCTGCTAGTTCAGGCGTTTCAATAGCGGGAACAAATACAGCAAAAGTAATTGTTGATAGTTCTTCATTAGATGGAGCGATACTTGAAGATATTTACATCATTGCTAGAGATATCAGTACTGGTTATAAAGTTAATTTATATATAAGTACTGCAAGTGATTATTTAAGGGCACAAGAAGGTATTTATGTTGGAACTATTACTGGTGGAACTGCAGTTGGAACAGTAACTCGATTCGATGCAATGCCTAATATTTTAGCTCCTGTTCCAGCAACAGGAAATACAGCTCAATTAAAAGCGTTGTATGTTCCTAAAGGTAAAGTTCTTTGGGCTGCGGCTGAACAGCAAACATCGAGTGATCTTGCACCTAATGCTCCAATACTAGGAGCACAAGGCGGCTGGTATTAATGCCTCGAAAGCAAAATGGCTGGGGCAACTCTAAGTCTTTTGCTTTTAAAGGCATAGATACAAAAACAGATCGCAGCAAGAGAAAAGGAGCAGCCGGATATTATCCAAGTGACAGAAGATTTGGCTCTACAGTAACAAGAACAGCAATTGAGCAGTTTGATTTAGATAGTCATTGGTCAAGATGGCGTAAAGGAATCGAATACTATTCTCAAGCTGCTTATTTATCATTTGAAGATTCAAATGCAATTTTATATCAAGGTACTGATTATGAAGTTCCTTTAACATTTAAGGGGTATCGATTTGCCACAAAAAATGCAGATAGCAGATCTCACTATGTGATTATTCGTAGTATTACTGAAAATAGAGAGCTTGGCACAATTACGGAAATACATAATAATCCATATGATTATTCAACTAATCAAGCTAATCGTGAGTTATGGGTAAAAGTCCAAGCAGATAATGCTATGGTTTCAGATAAAATACTTGTTAGATCTGTAGGTGAACGTTTAACGGATAGTGAAGCTTCTGCATCTGTTAAATGGGTATTAACAGATAATAAACGACCAGCGTCTTATTTAGGTAAAAGTAAAGCTAAGAGTATTTCAGTGACAGTAACGGTACCTTTAAGTGAAGTATTAGCTACTACTTTCATTCAAAATAATTCAGGAAATACAGGCTCACTAGTTGGTAAGTCTTGTTATATGCCTGATTTTTATGAAGAAAGAAATATAACTAACTTAGATGTATTTACTGATGAAGTAGATTCGTGGAATGTCAGCCCTAATGAATTAATAACCGGTAAAAAGTTACAAATACTTGATACTAACACTACTTATCCACCAACATTAGGACAAGTATCAGATCTAACACCAATATATTCGACAAATTCGTTTAGTTCCGCTAAGTTAAACGGCGAGTTTGTATTTGAGAAGAATAAGTACCAAAGATTCTTTGGAGCTCAGTATTTAACAGCAGACTTAGTGAAATCAGAAAGTCAATCTTTAGCATATTCAGTTATGCCATTTACGATTCTTTCAGTTCTAGAAGATACAGTAAATAATACTTTATCAATTACATCAGAGCCATTTCAGTCAACATTAGAATTATTTACTGCGCCGGCAATTAATAGATATATCATATTTAATGACAATAGTTTTACGTTGCAGGCAGTTGATAATAATTCAGACGGAATATATAATCATCCTTTAGAAGTTCCAGGAGTAAATTTGTGGCAAAAGTTGAATATCAATATAGACCCTTGGATGGATCAAACATTTATCAGTGGAAGGACTTTAAAGTTTGCTGATTTATATACATGCAGCTGTCCTTCTTATTTACATGCAAAGATAAGAAGTCCAGAAGTTTTTGATGATACAGGAGGTACATTAAACAGACAGACTCGTGCTCCGATACCTACTGCTAAAAGTCCAACATCATTTGAATCAACAGGCCTTCAGCAAACCGCCGGTATTGCAGAAAGCTGGGCTACTTCTACTTACAAAAAAGGTTTTAAGATATGTAAGCATAGTATTGCATCTATGTTTATAAATAAAATACGAGTACAAGAGCCTAATACGTTTCCAAGTTATAACACTCGTTTAAAATTTGAAGAAAAGTTAGCACAAGACATTAATGAAGTAGCTGCTGAATTCAGAAGTCAATTAGAACGATCTGAAATTACTACAGTAGAAATAGTCTTTGCATTAGCTGAGGCATTAAATTTAAATGACGTAGAGATAGGTTTTGTCTTGTTAACTAGTAGTCATTAACAAAGATACAATAGATAGTAGTATTGGTTGACTGTTGTGACAAACACTTCTGGATTTACTGGTGTACTTACTGCATTTAATAACTTACGTTTAGCAAACGGTGAGACTCCTAAACAATATTCACCTAATTGGGGAGGATTACTTGAGGCAGTAGTTGATATAAAAAAAGAATGGTCAACTGCTTCAGTAGGTGAATATCCTCCAGGATGGTCATATTCTATTGCAGATAATGGTGACATAACAAGTGGTTGGGCTTACGCTCCGGAAACAGGACACCTTTGGTTTGATGAACGTCAAGGTCGTTTAATGGTGTTCATTAATGACGATTATTATCAAGCAAATGGGGCAGATAGTTTAGCAGTTATTGCATCTTCAGCTCCAACTGATCCAACAACAGGAGGACTTTGGTTAAATTCAACTAACAATAATCTTTATTTATATAACGGAAGTAGTTGGATCCTTGTTAGTTCATCATCCACATCATTTACAACAGATGTCTTATTACTAGACAGTACTAATAAGACATCAATTCAGAATAATAATTCCAACTTAGATGTATTAACAGAATTCAGTGCAAGTTCAGATAGTGACTATAACCAAGAGAAATTAAATGCTTGGATAATTGCAGCAATGTTAACTATAGATGGTAATTTAAATACTATTAATCTTGAGCCAAATATTACTATTAGTGCATCAGCACCATCAAGTCCTATCAACGGCTCGCTTTGGTACGATACTAGTAATAATATTTTAAAAGTCAGTAATAGTAGTAGCTGGGTAGATGCAGTAAACCTGACAGCAACTACCGCTTCTATAACAACCGTTCAGTCTAACTTAACTGATTATGAAACAAGTAATAATACTAGATCAACAACAATTGAAAGTGATATCAGTACACTTCAAAGTAATTTAAGTAATTATGCAACTACTTCTAGTGTTAATACCATTGAAACTTCATTACAGAATTCAATAAATACTATAAGTACTCTGGCAAATGGACATACATCTAATATCGATAATGCGTCTACCTTACATGGTGTTGCTAAGGATAGTACGCATTTGGGGACATTTACTGGAACAACCATTGATGACAACGTAACAATTAAAGCCGCGCTTCAAGCTCTCGAAACATCATTAGATTCATTATCATCTACTACTGCAACTGCATCTGTTCAAACAGAAATTGATAGTAATGTTAATGATTTAATTACGTTAACAGGAATTTCCGAAAATACTTCAAATTTGGGTACTTTCACTGGAGGTACTATTTCAGATAGTGTGACTATTAAAGCTGCATTACAAGCACTTGAAACGAAAGCAGAAGCAAACAGTACTTCTATAGCCGCAATCTCAGTGCCAGATATCTCAGGAAAATTAGATACTTCTACACATACTGCATATGTAAGTACTGTAGGATCAACTTATTTACCTTTTACTGGAGGCACATTAACTGGCACACTTACAATAAATCCTTCATTATCAAATACTCCAACTTTAGATTTTTCAGCAAATTCTGCGAACGCTCAAGATATTTTAAAATTACAAGCTACTGGAGCTACAGGTAATTATACAACTCTAGGCACAACTTCTAATAACTGGGAAGTTGCATGGGAATTTAATAGTAATGAAGATTTCTGCTGGGTTCACAATACTAATGGGAAAGTATTCAGCATTTCAAAAGATGGACCTATTTGTGAAAATATTACAATAGGAACTTTTGGAACAAATGATTCTGGTGGTGTCGTGGTGACTAATGAAATTAATGTTAAAAATACGATTACTTCAATCCAATCTGATATTTCAACACTTCAAACAGATGTTACTGCATTGCAGACTACAGATGCTGCGGTTAAAGAAATTTACTATAGTGATACAGCGCCTACAGGCTCGTCATTAATTAATGGGGATTTATGGTTTGACAGTACAAATTTAAGACTATGTGTAAGGCATTCTGATGCTTGGTTATTCTCAGATAGAGTTGAAGATACTGCATTCAAAACAGCTCTTTATAATGCAGTTAATGGTTCAACTGATTATGCATCATTAAAATCAGCACTACTAACTGCGTTGAATTAAGCTAGTTGCAAAAAATTCTTCCATTGCCTGGCAAAATATTTGTTTAAGTTCAGACCTCTCAACATCAGTAAAAACATTTCGATGGTGAGGTTCGAATGGTGCTTCGACAGCGTTTCCTTTTCGATTAAAACTTAATCCCTCACTGCGTGTTACACCCGTACCTTGTGTATTCATGCATTAATACCTTTCGTTAAGTTATTTAGTTTAGAATGATTATAACGTCTAAGTAAGAATATGGCGCCGTTTGTATTCCCGGATCCAAGTACGACAACTACGGCAACTAATCCAGCTACTGGTGATGTATACATTTACCAGGACGGTGTATGGATGATAACGGATCCAGACGATCCAGATGGCTCAATACAGCCAGCTCCACCTTCAACTGATGCACAGATTATGACAGCATTACGTACAGAAATAGCAGCACTTAAGACGGATATAATAGAGCTAAAGGCACAGATTACTTCTGCCTCTACTAATAATTTCCTAGTTTTGGAGTAATATGGCTTCGCTCAAAGTTTCAGGTTTATCTGGCGTAACTAGTACAGCTAATGATAGCCTACTTTACGTAGCAGATACAACTAATAGTGGTACATCATATGCTTCAAAAAAGATTACAGTTAGTAATTTTTTAAATGGTTATGCCACTGAAACTTACGTTACAACTCAGATAAATAATTTAGTAGATGGAGCACCTACCGCACTAAATACGCTTAATGAGCTGGCAGCTGCAATCAATGACGATTCGTCAATTGCTTCATCATTAACTACATTGATAAATGCGAATGAGACTCATATTGATAATGCTGCAACATTACATGGAATAGCTAAGGATGGTACAAGTTTAGGAACTTTCACAGGGTCTACTATTAGTGACAATGTAACCATTAAGGCTGCTTTACAAGCATTAGAAACAGCTGTTGAAAGTGCTAGTGCTTCTGAAGCCGATACCGTTAAAACAATTCAACGGTCAACTGATAGTACGCATTATCTTACTTTTGTCACTGACGACAATAGCTCTGCAACAGCTGAATCTATATATACAGATAGTGGGATAACTTACAATCCGAATAGTAACATATTAACAGCTACAAAGATTTCTGCTGGAACACATCTAGATACTGCACTACTTAAGATAGGAGGAACAGATGTTACTTCAACAGCAGCTGAATTAAATATTCTTGACGGTGTCACTTCAACAGCAGCTGAATTAAATATTTTAGATGGTGTAACAAGTACAGCTACTGAATTAAATATTTTAGATGGTGTAACAGCTACTACAGCTGAACTTAATTATTGTGATGGAGTTACTTCTAATATTCAAACTCAACTTAATGCTAAAACTACTGACGGTGATAATGTGAATGTTTTAGTAGGTGTCACTTCAGGAGAAACAGTATCTGATACTGATTATTTATTTCTTGTAGTTCAGAAATCTACAGGAGCTATTAAAGCTATTGATAGGACATTCTTGGAAACTGAATGAGTTTCATAAGTATATTATTTTAGCTAATATTAATATGTTGATTATAAATTACTAATGTTTAAAACAGAAGATTTTAATTTGCCACTTGAATCAGAGTGGAAACTTCGAGTTATTAGAGACGAAGTAGATAATTGTACTGATATTAAGCAATTACAAGAGCAGCTTAAAGGTTCAATTGAGCTTCAATTAAAATTTCAGCATATCCTTAATAGGATATTAAGAGAGCAAATAGCTGCTAATTTAACTGAATTTGAAGATATGATGCTTAAATCAGTCACACCTGATAATAGTTAAAATGAGGAAAGCAGATTTAAGGATTTAGTATGCCTACAGTAGGTGAAACAAAGACAAGATTTAATCGTTCTTATGTATATACTAATCCTGTTATTAATGGAAGCCTTACTGGAAGTGGGACTTGGAGACTCACTAGCGTAGATACTGTAGGCCTTACTGCTCTTAATTTAACTGCAGTAGTAGATTCTAGTTCATCTACAATAGGTGAAAATAGATTAATTTATATAGATACTTCCGGTAAAGCTCATTTAGCTAATGCGTCTGCCCTAAGTACAGCAAAAGTGGCTGGCATAACTATTGATTCTGCAGCTGCAGGAGCAACAATTACATATACTAGAAACCAGCCAGTCACGTTATCTAGCATTACAACAATTGTTGATAGTAATTCAAGTGGTAATTTAACTATTGGGTCATATTATTATCTAAGTGCTTCGACTGCTGGTAATTTGACTGCAACTCCAGATAGCTCTACCTCAGGAGCAGTAGTTATTCCAGTTGGTTTAGCTATAAGTGCTAGTAGTTTATTAGTTGAAATTCAAGAACCTAAAGTCAACTCTTAAGGAATAATCAATATTAACTTATAATAGATCTAGGATTTTTATCCAGATAAACACAGGTTATTACCATGAAGATTCAGTTAAAAAGATCAAGTGTACTTGATTCTGGAAGTGCAAAAGTTCCAACAGCTTCTCAAATTGATTATGGAGAGATCGCTATAAATTACAATACATCAGATCCAGCTATTTTTATCAAAGACAGCAATAACGCAGTTGTACGTATTGCTGGTGCGAATCATCTAGGATATGGTCAAGTAGAAGTCCCAAGTACCGCATCACCACCAAGTAATCCAGCAGATGGAAACTTATGGTGGAATCATGATGATGGACGACTATATATTTATTACATAGACGATAATTCATCTCAATGGGTGGATGCAAGTCCTGATAGTTGGGATCCTGGTACATACCCGGATACAACTAATAATAATCCTCAAACAGGAACAATTGATGATCGATATATAAATACGTATGATAATAACAACACTCAAGCTATTACAGGAACAGGTGGATTAAGTGTTGCAGGTGGAGTATATATCGGTGCTACTAATGATAACAATAAAATCGACGATGCTAGTACTGGTAGTTCAACAACAACCTTATATATAGGAAATGCTGCAATTCAGGTGTCGTCCGATTTACGTCTTAAAAAAAATATCACTAATACTCAATTAAATGCAGTTAAAGAGATACAAAAAATTCGTGTTGTTGATTTTGAATGGAATGATCCAACAGATACTTCATATAATAATAGAAATGCAAGAGGTAAGTGGACTGGAATTATTGCTCAAGAATTAGTGAATATTTTCCCATTTGCTGTAAATGCTCCTCGTAATCCAGTTGATTTATCTATTGATGAAACTAGTGATGAGAAATGGAAAGTTGATCAAGATCAGTTAGTGCCTGTTTTGATTAAAGCTATTCAAGAACAGCAAAGTCAGATAGAGATTTTAAAAAGTGAAGTTAGTAGGCTTAGTAGTTAAATAGATTTTAGGTAAAATGTAACTATTAGCATGTAAGATGTAATGTCTCAGATTAATTTTCCAACAGCAACTTCTAATGGACAAACTTTTGAAGCTTCTACTGGAGTTATATATAGATATATAGGAACTCCCCCTAATGGACATTGGTCAGGTACATTTGCGGATGGTGGTTCAACATCCTTAAATAATACATATGTAAATCTGGATGATAGTGGTGCACAACAAACAATAAAAAGTGGTGGGTTAATAATTACTGATAGTACATCAAACAATAATATAACTTTCAGTCCAAACGGTACGGGTACTTTTTTAAATACTATAAGCGCTACAGCACTTATTCCTACTGCTAGTTCAGCTCCAGCTAATGGAATGTATTTACCTGCTGCAAATAGTGTAGGTATCTCAACAAATAGTAATGTAAGAGTAACTATTGATTCAACTGGAAAAGTAGGTATAGGAAATACATCTCCTACTAAAGCACTTACAATTGGCGGTAGCGGAGCTGATATTGCCTTTACTGATGGAGGAGAACAAGCAATTATATTTGGCGATTCTGCAGATACAGATATTGGATATATTTATTACAACCATGATGCTGAGCAGATGGGATTTGGAGTAAATGCGACAGCGGCACTTACAATAAATTCCTCTGCAGATGCAACTTTTGCTAATCGTGCTGCATTCGCTGGATTCAGTTTAAGTGCAGCTAGTAGCAGCACAGGAGTGGGAATTTATGACGGATATCTAGCAGTTACAAATACAACTGGTACTGATAGTTTATTTGAAGGCTATCAAACAGGAACTGGAGATCCAACTGTAAAGTTTACTGCTAATGGTACTGGAACATTTGCTGGAGAAGTATCAGCAGCCAGTTTAGACATTAGTGGTGACGTAGACATTGATGGAACTCTTGAAGCTGATGCATATACTATTAATGGAACAGCTTTAGATACACATATAGCTGGTGTTACAGTAACAAATGCAACTAATGCAACTACTGCAACTAATGCAACGAACTCAACAAATGCAACAAATGCCACTAATGCAAGTAATATAACAGTAGCAGATGAATCAAGTGATACGGACTGTTATCCAGTTTTTGTGACAGCAGATACCGGAACTTTGGCACCTAAAACAGGTAGTAATTTATCATTTAACTCTTCATCAGGGAATTTATCTGCTTCATCTTTTTCGGGTACGGGAAATATTGAAATGACTAGTAGCACCAATGCTTATGTGCCATTAATGAAATTAGCCAATTCCGGCACAGGAGGGTATGGTGGAAAGATAGCGTTTTTTGCAAATTCAACGAATCACCAAGAAGTGACTTCAATTAAATGTTATAGCAATAACACTAGTGCCGCAGCAGGGGCGGGGACTGGGACAATAGCTATCACAGCTGCTGCTACAACCTGCAGTGGTACTTTATCATGTACCTCATTAAGTGAAACTTCTGACCAAAAATTCAAACAAAATATCACAGCTGCACGGTCTCAATTAGCAGATGTGAAAGCCTTAGGTGGAATATTAAAGAATTTTGATTGGACAAATGACGCACCAGTAGATAATAAATCAACACGCTTTCTTGGACTTATAGCTCAAGAAGTTGAACCTATTTCTCCACAAGTTGTAGTCAATACAGTTAGAAAAAATGAAGAAACAAATGAGTTAGAAGAGTATAAATCCATAAAAATTGATATTCTTATTTATAAACTATTAGGAGCAGTGGCAGAATTAGAGCAACGTTTAAGTGACGCAGGGATTTAGTACATAGCTGCTTATAGAATAGTAGTATTACTAATAGCAATTAAATGACTTCAGAAGAACGTAAAGCTTTTTGGGAAGCCGTTGAAACTGGAGATAATCCGTTATTATCGGTCATGTCATCCCTTGTTGAGAAATGGGGAATGCCCGCAATAATTATGGCTCTTGGAGATGTTGCTATTGTGTTAAGTGAAGATGCAGTAGATGCAAATAACCTTACACCTAATCAACGTGGTTTAGTTATAAATTGTTGTGCTCAAGTTGCTCATTTAAGTGATCTTATGCATGCTGAAATGGATTTTGTAATGGGAAAGAATGCCAATTCCTAGGATTCCAAATCCTGTTGCATTACCAGAACCAGTTTATATACCAAGCATGCCATTAAGCATGCCACGTGCGGATATACCTACTTGGACTTCAATTCCAATTTATCGTGAAGACATTAAAGATTTAAAATCTAAAGGAGCAAAAGAGGGGTCGAAAAAAGAAGATGTGCAAGAAAAGGAAAATGAAAAGAATAAAAAAGCAGACAAAGAGAAAGTAGAAAATGGAGAATTAGAATTAGATATAGTTACACCAGATATTGCATTACCTCCTATTAGCATCCCACAAGTTCCACAATTTAAAGAGGTTAATGTTATTGAAGTGCCTTTTTTGGGTGAAATTCCCATACCTAGAGCTGAAATTCTTGTGACAGCTACTACAACAGCAGGAGCAGCAGCCGCAGCGTCCGTTGCCGCAACATTGGTAGCGTCCAGTGCTTTCGGTCATATCATGAAAGTATTGAAACCGAGTTTGAAGTTTGTTTTTCAAAAGTTGTTAAAAAAAGAGAATAAGTTTACTCGTTCGTGGGCAAGGCAGAGGCTAATGGAATCACATCAGCGCAAATAGGAAAATATGGTGATTCTTTGCGTATTTTAAACCCACTATTATAAATATTAATACATTCTTTAATCCTAATGATTTCATAATCGAGACGCGCCTTTTCAAGTCTTGTTTTCCCTAATGCTTTACATAATTCAACTGCTCCACCATCTAGTGGCATTGAAAGGCTTACTTGAGCTCCATAATTATTCGAATTAGAATATGAGCTAGCATAATTTTCTGTTGACAAATAATAAGGTGTAAAGCTTAAGACAGCACCATTACAGAAGTGTCCAGGTGCAAAAGATTGCGTACTTAAACTTCCTTGGTTGATTTGCACTGCTTGATTAGCGACTGAACCAGTAATAGCAGCTTGAGGTTGAGCACTAACACTAGTTCCTTCATTAGCAGATGCAGAAGGAATTAGTAAAATTATTGCGCAAATACTGATAGCGTATTTGTAGTAGTAGTTGTAACAATTGTCCTTGTAATATCTTCTGTTTCTACAATGCCGGCGCTTCGTGAAGTGGTTTCTAAACTCCATGGTAATGACGTATCAACAACGTGAAATTCCGCAGTTGCAGCAGCAATATTAATTGATGCGTCATTAGCATCTACCGCTTTAACATTATCTCCGTTCCAAACATTTAAATCTCCTCCAAATCTTTCTATAGCTATAGTTTCGTTAATGGTTTGAGTAGCATTAACGGTCTGGGTCATCGTCCCAGTTGTGAAATTAGGAGTTACTGACTGTGAATAAACAGGAACACTAATTAGTAATAATAGTAGTAAGTGTTTCATTTCACTTCACTTACGTTTACATTTTAATTATACATTTACATTGACCCATGGATAACGATTCCCCTAATTGGATGAGAAGTTTAGTCGTTAATTTTGTACCTGCCGGAGTACTCACGTGGGCATTAGCAATATTAACAGCCGGTTATTTTGGATATGCTAAGAATGTAGACGCAGCATTTATTTCATCCATTGTTACGACTGTGCTTGCAACATATGGAGTAAGTCGTATCGAAGAGAAAAAAGAAAAAAATAAAAAAGAGTTAATTACTTCAACAAATAAGAAGAATGAACCATTAGCTAAAATATAAATGAAGATTTTTTAGAATTTAAAATGCGTATGGCCGGCCAAGCTCTTCAGCCTTATGTAAATACTGGTCAGGGTTGTGCAAAAAGACCTGAAAAGTATCCTGCTAAACCAGCTGGGGGATATAGTCATGGGCCAGAACTTGGTAAAAGTTATGTGAATATTAGTTGATTATGGGATTATTAAAAAGGTTATGGAAGACCCTTACAGATAAGGAGCCTGAGCCTTCAATACTGATTGATGGTACAAAAGAGGAACCGCTAACTGCTTATGAAAAGGAGCGTCTTAGGCAGTTTTGCATCCTTTATCCAAATCACTATGATTGCAGAAAACTTTAGCCCATTGATAAGTAAAACTTATTTAAAAAGGTATTGACAGCAAATTGTGTAAGCCGTAGCTTGAATAGACAACGCAAATGTCACTTTACAAAAAATAAAGTGAAATTTCTTTAGCAAGTGAATCACACAATTGTGGGATTTACAAGCTAAGATACATTTGCGTTGCTTATATCCCAATAGCATGTCATCTTCTATGAAAGTTTCAGAGCTCCTTGAGCAAGTAAACGAGCTACACCCATGTGCACATAGTACAATAATGGGCCGGCGGTGTGCTTGTAAGCCAATACAAGATCAAGAGGTTACTAGTATTACAAAACTAACGGCGCGAAAATATTTTAATCAAAATATAAATCATCAATACAGTGATAATTCTGAAGTAAAGCTTACTTTGAATTCTGGAAGAACTTATATTCGTCACTTAAAAGCAATTTGGAATTATGGTAATAATTCTGGATTGTTTAAAGAAGTATTAGGACATGAAGTAGAAAATCCCTGGAAATTATTGTCCTTAGCTCGTGATTTTAAATCAATAGCTAAGATGAAAAAGTATCCAAAACGCGAGTATTCTGATTATTCTTTATATCACCATGATCCTTTATTTTTAACGCTATGGTATACCGGTGCACGGATTAGAGAGATTACCGGATTACAGAAGGAAGATATTGTTACGAATGGAGCAATCTGGTATTTTAATATAAGACCTACTAAGCGTAGACCATTAAAAACCCTTAATTCAGCACGAAAAGTTCCTATACATTCTGCTCTATATGATGTATTAGACGATTTGAAGATAAATGCACAATTACAGCGTGTTAGGCACCACTGGAGCACGCAATTCCGCATAAACTGTAATCTTGAGCCTAGAGAAGCGGCACATTCGTTACGACACAGTTTCCATACGAGAGCAAGAAGAGCAAATATAAATGAGGCGATGATTAGAGAATTGACGGGACATGCACATCCAGTCATAGGTGATTATTATGGAGATTTTGATTTAGAAACTAAGAAAAAAGCTATTGAGCAGCTTCCTATTGATGAATAGTTTTTAATTACCAAGTATTAATTGAAGCGTCCGTTATGGTCTAATTAAGATCTAGGGCGCTTTTTAATGTCTTAGTAAGCATTTAAGGATTATTTATACGCTGTGTTTATATGGTAGTAACAATTTTCTTGTTCAGTATAAAGAAGATAGTCTAGTTAAGGGAATTGATACAATGAATAAAGAGTAGCGTGGTGCATGTAACATGATTTTTGCTGTCATTCGTCCAATTTTATTTGGGTTTCTAACATCTACTAAAGTAAAGCAGCTGATTGTTGATTTATTAACTGCCCTTAGTGAAAAGACAGAAAATAAATTAGATGATTTAGCAGTAAAAGCTGTTAAAGAAGCACTATTGCCTGAAGAAAAAACCGAATAGTTTATTGTATTACAATGATTGAATCACTTGTTTCTGCCGTTATAGCATTATTCACTGGTGGTGCGATTCTTACCTCACGAACACATGCTCGTATAACTGAAATGGAAAAAAGAGTTGATGCATTTGAACTACGTGTTGCAGAGGATTATTTATCTAAAAAAGATTTTAGTGGTATATTACAACGTTTAGAAAGAAGTATGGAAAAAATGGATGAAAAGTTAGATAGATTAATATCTTCTAGGTCATAAATCTTAGAGACAATAATGCAGTAGTATGAACATAAGTTGCGAATAACAACTGATGCAGATTGCTAATGACTGGGGAGAACTTCTTTATACCCTAGAGTGCCTTTCTAAAGGTTCTGCAAAACGCAAATTCCGAGAAATAATTAAATATTCTTGGGGTGGTGTTTGTGCATATTGCCGCTCTAATAGAGCAGATACAATAGACCATATCAAACCAAAATGCCATGGTGGAGGCAATTCCTTAAGATCAAATTTATTACCTTGTTGTCAGCAATGCAACCATTCGAAAGGATCTGAAAATTGGCTAGTATGGTTTGAACAGCAATCCTTTTTTAATATTACAGCTAAAGAATTGATAGATGAATGGATTGCAAATAAACGTTTTATAGAGGAGCAATTAGATGAGCAACGTCCCGGATCTAACAATCGAGCAACGATTCGCGTTGACGAGGGCGCGTTACGAAATTGGCAGGATGAGCCGACCAAATCTGGAAAAAACTGCCTTGCGGTTGCTTAAAAGACGAATGGAGCAAAAAAATGGAGTTCAACATACGCTATTACAATCTGGTATAGTTATGAAAATTGAGGAATCTCAAAAAGGTTTACCAGAAATAATTAGTGAAGATACATTTATTGAATTCCTGTGCTTGTCTGATGAGACAATGCCAGGAGATATTATGGATTCAGAGTTTGAAAATGAGGATTTAGATGATGATAGTCTTATGATTGATTAAATTTAGCTAGACTCAATTTAGTTAATTATGTGAATATGACTGAAGTAATTGTTGGGCCAATATTGACCGCTGCACTTGCATATGGATTACTTAAAGGTGATCTTAAAAGGTTAAAAAAATCTCTCAATGAGCAGTATGATGAAATTCAAACTGTAAAACAGAATATAGAATTAGTAGATAAAACGTGTCAAGATCGAATTGTTGAAACTAACACTAATATGTCAAAAACAGTATTAGCTACACTTACGCCTGTAGCTCAATCAATACAGAAATTAAATGCACAAATTGGACTCTAAACGTTATCGAAAAATTCGATTATTAAAATTCTTTAAAGCATTTGACGATAGTCCACACCATATAGCAGCAGTAGAACAATTACAATGTGAAATGCCTGATGAATTATTAAATAAGTTTTCGGATTGGGTTATCTGCTTCGAAGCAAATAAGGAAGTAGATACGTGTGAATATCCAGCTGCCAAGGGATATATAATAGATACAGATAATATGTTATATTAGCTGTGCGAACTTTTGGTGTAAGAACAAAACCTACTGATCGCCGTTATTTAAGTGATCAAGACAAAAGTGATTATAACCAAAGTGGTGCATATGCTAATAGAGCTAAAGCTGTAAGTAGAGTTAGAAAACATCGTGGAGATATGGCTTACTCGGCTAATGCACCTATGAATACAACGACATTAAATCCAGGCACAGGCGGCTATACACAAGGAATTAGTATGCAACAAGATCGATTACGTCAAATTGGCGATAACAAACGTGCTGCAGAAGCGCATAGACCTGAAATGAAAAATATATATGAAAATTTATATACTTAAGTATTGATTGAAAATAAGAAAAAAGCCTCCGGTTAGGAGGCTATAGGTGGTATAATTCAGTGTGATTGGGGAAGGCATTAACCATACCCCAAACAATAAATATGCCAATGGCAAGGAATAAGATAATTGCTTTGATTAATGCTGGCATATTAAAAGTATAATATTAGAAACTATATTTGATACCTCCTTTTAGTCCTATAGGTAAATCAGTTTTGAAGTCACGAGCATCAGTTTGGAATGCAAACTCTCCATAAGCATTAAGTTTTTGTGTGAAATCGACTCCAAGACCTGCTTTACCAGAGTATTCAGTTACAAGGTCAGCTGCTCCATCAATAGCAACAAATGAGGGACCACCTTGTACATATCCTGTGACATTTGGTGTAAGATTTCCTTCTACACCTAAATGCATATCAGTGATGGCGGAATTGAAATTATTAATGCCGGTATAAGCAGCATTAGTTTCGATATTTCCGTATACGCCAGAAAAAGCAGGCATAGTGAAAGCTGAGGCAATTATTGAACCAGTTAGAATTTTTGTAATCATGATTGTAAGCAACTAGTATATTAGCGGTAAATTTACTTACCACTTCAAAATAATTATACAGAATAAATAGATAAAATAAGACCCCCAATGTTAAGTGAAGGTCAGTATTAAATGTGGATTATTTAGTGTATGTACGTCCTCGATATACAAATTTCCCATGTATTTCGGGAATATTATCATTATCAAGTATTGTAGGAATACCACGATAAGATGTTTCACGTAGCCGCAATCGATTTAATTCTTTTTTGGCAACATTAAACTGTTTGCGTGCATTTTTAATCGCACGTGCTTGAGTAGTAGTCATTGGAAACTCCATAATGGGCTGTTTCCCGTTCCTTCAGGCTCTGCCCTACTTGCGTCCCTAAGGGATGAACGTTATTTAAAATGTAGCAAATCATACTAGTTCATGGAGAACATTATAATAAAAATAACTATTTAAAATTTATCATGTCAAAGTTAAAAAATGTGTTACGTAATATTGATCTTGATAAAAATCCAGAAACATTAGAATATTACAATAATGATCCATATGGCCAGATTGCAGCATGGGAAGATAGTATAAGTGAAGTTACTGGACGAAATATTTCAGAAGAATTAAATAATTTAAATAAAAGTAAAGGAATTATTTCGGATAATCAATTGTTGGATGCTTTATTACTATTAGGCCTTGGAGGCGGCGGTGTCAGTATACTAAGTAATGATAATCCTGAAGTTATGTATTTGGAGAACGCATAAATGAGAATTCTAATATAGCTCCATTTAGAAACTTCTTTAGATGAAATAACTCTTCTTGATCTAATTCACCTTCACCAGTCCATTTTTCTAAAGTATAATTAACTGCTTGCGCTAAAGCTTTAACTGCCCGTTCAGGCAGATCAACTGTTACTCCAATTCCATTTTCGTGATTTTCTTCAATCATTTATATAGTATATCAATGTGTTGCGGCCCAATTAGCTCCACTAGCTGCTGATGCAGTAATTGGTACACGAAAATCATAGTATTTACCTGATAATGGAGCTGCAGATTCTAGTAATTGTTTAACTCGATCAACTTCACTTGGTATTACACTTAGTTGAACTTCATCGTGTACATAAGCACAGCGATTATAGTCATTAGATGTAAGTCCATTTTCTTTTAACAAATCCTCTCCTATAACAACCCAGCGTTTAGATAGTACTGCTCCTGCACTTTGAAGTAGATAGTTCAATGCGGAATGTTCAGCTTTACAATAAATTGGTCGTCTATCAATAGCTCTAAGTATTCCGATTTCTCGAACACGGAGTTTAACTGCATTAATTAGTGGTTCTAATCCTGGAATAGCGTCAAGAAATTTTCGACGTAATTCCTGTCCTAATGTTTTTTTCTGAGCATCACTTAATTCTGGATGCAATGAGTGTCCTAGTTTTTGATCACCAGCCCCATAAATAAATGCATAAGTAATCTTTTTCACCTCAGTACGAGTGCATCCAACACGATCAGCGTTTTGTTGATGAATATCTCCGTCAAGTACAACTTGAGCAAATGCTCCGTTATCATATTTTGAAAGATAGTGACCTAAACATCTTAATTCTAATCCTTCTAAATCAGCACCTACCATTACATGACCTGGATGAGGAATGAATAATTCTCTTGCCCAAGGTGCACTAACTACTTGCCCTAAATTAGGACCTCTATGAGCATTTCGTCCTGTCTGTGTAGCAAGTACACAGGAATGGTGAATGCAGCCATCGCCCTCAATAGAGTTGAACCATGAATTGCTCCCCTCCGATAACTGCCCTAACCATTTTTGTAGAGTTAATAAGCGAATAAACAGTCCACACTCATCATGCAGCTGCTTATTTCCTTGAGAGAGTGCATTATCTCGTACTTCAGATAAAGTAGCTTCATCAACTTTAGGTTTACCATTATCAGTAATTTTTAAAAATCGAGCACCACGAAAGTTTTGTAATACCCAAGCAATATTTTGCCGGCTTGTTGGATTAAATTCAATTAATTTTGTTAAAGGTGCTCCTGCAACATAACCTTTCTTTTTATCAGCACGTCGTGGTGTAAAAACTTTACCAGGCACATAAGTGAAAGTAGAAGTTATTTTATTTACTAACTCATTAAATTCATTTTGTAGTTCTTTACGTACACGTGTAGCAGCTTCTGTATCAAATCGAAATCCAGATGCTTCTTGTTCTGCCATTAGTAGAGCAAGCTGCATTTCAAGGGTTACATAATCAGGAATTTTCATTTTTATCAATAGTTTTAATGAATCCAAATGCATCAGATTGTTCTTTTTCAATAAGTTCGCTGCGTTGTTTATGAGCAAGTTTGGCAATATTTTCCATAACTTTTAACACATCTTCAATTGTTGAAGTTGAAGGCATTCGTGTTTTAACAATGTCAAAAAGAGGGAAAAATATTTCTGAAGCATTTTTCATCTCTTCTACAGTTAATGGGTCCTTTTTATTGGGCATAATCTTTCATTCTCCGTGTTAATGTTTCGTATAGTTTAAGTGTGACTAAGGTATCAGTGATGCAATAATCAAGCATTTCGGGTGTGTATTTATCCCAAGCTCCGTCATGTTTACCGTAGTCTCCTTTGAAACATTTTAAACGGTAACCCCAGGCTTCGAGGGAGTGTTTTCCATACAATCGCTGTGGCATTCCCGAAGGGCGACGTGTGTAATCACGATCGATAATATCAGGATAATAAAGCCTTGATAAGACCAACGTATCCAACAATTTACCTTTGGGTTTAAAGGTCGGAAATTGTTCTTGTAAAAGAGGAACATCATAAGAAATTATATTGTGGCCGATTAAGGCATCAGCTGTTTCTAATTGTTTTACACCTTGAATTACAGCTCGTTCAGGTTGATAATCAAAGACTTCAACATTATTTATATCATTTAATTCACGCATAACAATGCAGTGAATAGTAGAACCTTTTCGAAGTAATCCTGTAGTTTCTATATCAAATAGGTACCTCTTCATCATAAATTTCTCCTTTTTCTTGTGGATCGTATTCGTCAAATTTGAAGTCATTTGAAATTGACGGTTGTTCTTCAATTCCGTCATCGATTGAACTATTTTTTGAGAATCTTGGATCTGATTTTTCATATATAGGTTCTATAGCAAGTTCTAGTTCACGTGCTAATCGAGCAGCACGTCTAAATTCATCTTTGTAATAAGCTTCCCACTCATGTGGCATGAAGCAAATACGTTTAATCCCCATTAAATAGCACTGGAATACCGATGCTGAAAAGGGGTAACGTGTACTATAAACGACAGCTCCTACAGTAGGTGTGCCTCGTTTAGATGATACACCAATGGCATAAGTTAAACAATCAATTTCGACCTTAGAAGAACATAAAATACTTCTACCAGTACCGATGATTTCTCTATCGCGTACAAGCACGCATCCTCCAGGAAATTTTGGATGTGTCGAGGCAGATGCAATTGTTTTAGCAATTTGCATGAAATATCTGTCTTTATTTTTTATATACGTTGGGTCTCGTTTTGGTGCATTCATACGTCACATTATCTCTTATTTATATCTATATTAGGTAGTGAAACATAGAGGTGCGACTACAAAAATGGAATACAACAAATTTGTAGATGAAATAAAAGAATTCAATGGATGGCAAAATGAATGGTCAGGTACAGATGTAATGTTATTTGGCAATAAAAATGAGGATATGGTTAATAGTCCACCACATTACACAGCAGGTAAGCAAGAAGTAATAGATACAATTGAAGATGCAATTCAAGATGCGCCTAGTGTAAAAAAGGGAATGCTTCAAGCACAAGCTTTAAAGTACCTATTAAGGCTTTGGAATAAAAGCAATGCAAAAGAGGATGCAAAGAAAGCTGAGTGGTATTTAAGACGTTTAATTGATTCGTTATGATAATAGAGCACCCAATTAGGGTGTATTTAGCACCGTTTAAAATATATTTGGTTTAGCTTTAATTCAAGTAGCTCATGATCTTGGATATGTGGAATAAGTGCATGATATGTTTGATAGTTATCCAATAGTGAATGTTTAAAGTAAACTGATATCCCTTGATTTAATTCAGAGTCATTAAGAACATACCAATTAATAGGGATTAAACATTCCCAAGGATCCAGATCTTGAGATATCCAACTGTTCAGTTCCTCTAGGCGCTGAGCAGTTTTTATTATATGTGCTTCATGAGCTTCATTAATAGGTATAGTAATTTCTCCATTATGCAATAATGCATGTTTCCACATTAATGTACCATCTTTATGTATTAATCTACAAGGATGGACATTTTGACCTGAAGGAAGTTTATATAAAGCACTAGGAGAAATATATTTACTCATTGAATTTGCCCTTTAGTCTGCTCGTAATACTCAAGATCTTTTTTCCAATTATCACCAGCGTATTCATTGTATATAATTCGTCCTACATCACGGAATGTGTTATAAAATAATGTAATTTTATCAATATCAGAAATAGTAGTTTCTAAAGGAGGACCAAAGAGAAGTAGATTCCAAGTTGACGGACAAACAGGTTCAAAGCCATTAGATGTAGCTCTTAGCTGCTTGATTCGTCTAAATGGTATACATACTGGATAATCCCAAATTACAGGAGATGCACGAAGCATTTCAGAAGCACTTGTAAAATATATAAAACTATTGATATATCCACTTCGATATTCATTGATAGTTTTATTTAACCAAATGCGTGAATTCCGTACAGCCCCTTTTGGAGCTACCCATACGTTTCCATGCCAATGTTCATTTAATGGATTAATTTCAATACTAGGTACGGATGTAGCATCAACAAGTACTTGTTGAACAGGATCCGACGTGGGATCATAGTCAATACGTCCCATGACTTTTCTAGCTCTCTCAATTAACTGAGGAGTAGGATAAAGCGGAAGTTTTAATCCAGAAGATTTTAATTTATCCGCTAAGTTCTTCTGAGAGCGCTCTGAGGCTTTCTTGGCTCCCGCCTGCTTCGACAGCAAATGTTCTTGTTCCTGCATCACTTATTAATGTAATTAAAACATTTTTAGACCAATCATTGTCGTCAATCTTTTCCAAAAGTTTCCTAAGGAATTTAACTACATCATCATCATCATTAGTTTCTGCTAGCCTTATATCTTGTTCAATTTCATGACCAGACATAAATACTGTAGAATCATTGATTAAATTTATTACCAATGAACCAGCACCTTTTTCAAGTATTCCATTAGAGGCAATGGTAATAAAATCAGTCAGTATTAATTCAGCAGTTGCTGCAAGAAACTTCTGTTCTTGATCTTTTTCATTTCCAAACTTTGTAGATTGGAGAAGTCGTTGTAGTAAATCAGATCGTCTAGACATAATTATTACAGTCTTTAATAAGAATAAGTTAATTAAAAGTCATTTGTGGGGTTATCGTCAGATTCATCATTATCTGTTGGCCCACGATGTAATCCTTCAGATTCACTATTTAGTTGGACAACATGCCTACCTTCTAGTAAATCGATCATAACTGCTTCATATCGATCAGTAAATTCAGTTTCAGGGTTAAGTATTAAATCTTCTCTAGTTTCAATTAATTCATTTTGATCTATTTTTTCCTGCTCTTTTAGTGCTTCTTCCATAATATATTCAGCCACACCTTGTTTAAGACTATGAATTTCACAAGCAATTTCAAAACTTTCTATGTAACTATCATGATCAA